GTTGGAGCATTACCAGTTGTAGCTTGTTTAGCTATGTATGCATTACCATTTGTAGAATAATATACTACATCATTTTTTGCGTATGCAGTTGAACCATCGTAATCCCCACGATGTGTAAATGATAAATTGCCAATATTTACTGTTGCCACTAAAGCCTCCTATATTTGTTATTATTATTAATGTTGTTTTTTATATTTTTATACATAAACATTTAGAGTACACTATATCGTTGCTATTAAGTTTCCATCACTCAAACTAAAAGTAAATCCAGTAGATGCAAAGATTACATCATCAAATGCTGCGTATGTAGCTGCATCTATATTATCAGCTCCAGCATTAGTTGTTGTTACTTGGACCTGGTTATTTACTGCTGCTGGAGTATTCGCAGTTCCACCCATACCAGAGTGATTTGTACAATAGTAGTAAAGTTGAGGAGCTCCAGTAGGCACTACATAAGTCAATGTGTTAGCTGAACTATCTCTTGTTACCCCAGTTGTATATTCACTCCCTCCACCATGCGTACCATCACTTGTCGTACTTAAAGCAAAAGGATGAGCAGATGGATAAGAGAATACATAAGTGTTACCCTCCATAAGTTCTAAAGTATTTTGTGGTATTCCTAAAATATGAAATTTATTTCCTCCACCATAAGATGCAACAGTTACAGTATAGTTTACAGTTGAGGCAGTAAATCCTAAATTAAATCCATAGACCTCTGCACTTGATGTGTTGGCCAGGTCAAATCCATTTTGAGCTGTATTAACTACTAATGCTTTTCCAGCTTGACCAGATAAATCAGATGTAGTCTTACCAGTACCACCTCTTGCTGCACCCAATGTGCCAGATGTAATTGCAGAGGCAGCTATGTTAGCAACACTAAATGTACCAAAGGCCACACAATCTACTACATCTCCATTTGTAAGAGCAGATGCAAAGACAATACTATTTCCAGATGTAATTGTTACATCAGTTCCATTAACCATTTTAGTTCCATTCAAATAGACATCCATGAAATTTGGAGAATATGAAAGGGCATTACCAGCATCATCATTCCCACTTACTGTTGTAGGAGTTCCAGATATTGTAAATGTAAATCTTGCAGATGTACCATTGATAGCTGAACCAGCATTTTGCCATCCACTTGATGATGAGTAAACTTTTAGTTGGTTATCAACAGTTGAAAAATAAAGTTCACCTCCATCCAAAGCCGAACCATCTGGATCTTGCGTTGGATTAGAAGATGCAGCTCCAAGATAGATACCAGCAAAATCAGATATAGCAGATAAGTTTGATGCTACTTGATTTATGTTTGCTACAGCTCCAGATACATTACCTAAAACTGTACCACCAATATTTGCTACTGCTGTTAGATCAGATGCAGATACTCCAGATAAATTTGTAATTTCTGTAGATAGACCAGCTACAGTTGTTATATTAGATGCAATCCCAGCAGCAGCAGTAATATCACTTGCAATCCCAGCAAGAGCTTGAACCTCGGTACTGATTGCTGAAAGTGTAGTTAATCCAGCAGATGTTGGTCCTAAAATTAAAGAGGTACCATTACTGTCATAAGCTATAAGTTTATCTGCATTGTTAGATGTAGTTGCATCATAAGGAAACTCTAAAGGACCAGAGGTACCAGATCCAGTTACAGTTCTTGGAGTAGTAACTTTTAATTGTATAGATCTGTCTGTAATCTCTTTTAGTTGTTGTTGTCTAATTAATACATTGTCAAATTCTGTTTCTAATGTAGCTGGATTGTTTGCTTGTCCAGTTTGAAATACAGTAGTTCTTGATAATGGTTGATCACCAATGATAGTAATTATTTCACCAGCTGTAGTTGCTGATCCAAAAGTTACAGTTCCAGTACCATCACCATTTAAAGATACAGTATAATGTGTGGTTTCTGTTTTTAAAACATCATTAATATAGACCTGGAGCTCAGATGATGCGTTTACTTGAAAACTAAAATTAAACGCAGTCTGTCCAGTAGATGTATATTGTATCCTTCTATCTACAGCATTTATATTAAAACTAGCCATTTTTATTTTTTACCTTGTTTGTCAATCTTTTCTTTTAACTTATTTACTTTATCATTAAAACCTTTATTCTCCAATAAGAACTCTTCTCTAGCTATCTGATTGTATTCTTGTAATACTCCTCGCAATAAATCTATCTTTTCTCCAGGCAGTAATTTAGAATAGTTAGGATTACTTACTGGATCTATAGTTCTTTCTAGTTGTTCAAGCAAATCACTCTTACCAGAACCATCTCTATCTTTATTAAGTAATTTTATATAATCATAGTATTCATCTTGCGACATAGGAATACCACCTATAAAAGCTCTAGGCATTTGTAAGCCTAATCCTAGTTTAAGCAGCTCATCATCTACTTTGTTAAATTTTTCATCCATAACTCTTATAGGTGATAACATACCAGTTTCTGGTCCTTTTAATGTTTCACCCCATAAGTTTAATCTTTCTTTAAGATCTGGATTAAAGAATGGACTAGCTTTCATAGCTTTATTGTATGACTTATAAAATGTTCTAATATATAAAGGTATATCTTCATCACCAAAAAATCTTTCATAAAAATCTCTTTGTTCTGATGTAAACATAGTATCATAGATTGTAGTGTCTGATAGTTTTGTTAGGTACTCATTAAATTTACCAGCTGGACCAACACCAGTAACTAGACCTACAGTACCAGTTGTTAGTTTCTCAGCCATAACAGATAGTGTTCTAGTTACAGCTCCCTCTACATCACCATACCCAGGTTGAAATAATCTACCAAACTCTTGAATACCAGTTAAGAAAGGTTGTTGAGTTAAGTATGGATAGATAGCCATCAAACCATTTGAGAATATAGAGGTCATAGTATTTGTAAAATTAGGATCTGCATATTGATCTGGCCTACTAGCCATGTATGCCATATCAGCTGATATTGCTAATAGTGATGATATAGGATCAAATCTTGCATAAGATGTTGAAACATATTTACCAGTTTTTTTATCTAATACTGCAATAGAGTATGGCATAAAACCTTTTCTAAAAAAAGCATCTCTTTCAGCTTTGTTCATAGGAGCCATACCAGTAATCATTACATCTTGATCACCACCAGAACCACCATAAGCCATACTACCAAAAGTGTACATAAGTGATGCACCAGTTGTAAGTTTAGCAAGAGCAAGTTGTTGAACTCTTTTACCATTCTTACCATTTATATCTGCTCTAATTTTTTTACCAAGATCTCCAGGTAGAAAATATCCTGGGGCCATCATTAATGGATTTCTTTTGTTACTTTCAAAAAATATGTTCATAATTGTTTTATAGAAAGGTACAAATAATTTTATCTCTGGAATGTTAAAGATCTGCTGCATCTTGTTAAATGCACCTGGAGGTAAGTCTTTTTGGAATGTACCTTCAAGCATAGCATTTCTTACTATTTCTTTTACCTCATTGTCTGGATTAGATATTGTTTTTAAGAATACTCTTTCTGCACCTTCAACATCTCCAGGATTTAGTTGTAAGTATTCATTAGCTCTTTGTCTTGCTACTCTATTGAGTTCCATTTTATTTATAATACCTTTAGCAAATTCATCTTCTGCTACTAATAATCTTCCTGGAGCTGTAAAATAGAAAGCTCCCATAGCCTCAAGAGTATTACCCATAAATCCATCTCTGTATTTTTCTGGTAATAATCTTTTACCAAAAGCATTTGGTTTTCTTAGATCTAGTTTTGTTGTAGATGCCTCACCAGTTTTTAGAGCTTTGTATGAGTTTTCTATAGCAAGTCTTGTACCTAATTTAACACCAGCTACCATATCAAATATTTCATTAAACATGACACCATCTGGTCCACCTAATCCTGGTATCTTATTGTATGTTGCTGCTATAGCATATTCGGCTACCTTCAATGTTTTAAATCCAAAGTTTGCAGATACATTGACTACATGTGTAAGTGGATTAGATAATAGAGAGTTTACCCATAACTCAGCCCAAGCATCTCTAATCTTTTTACCCATACTATCCTCTACAAACTTACCAGCTTGTTGAGGGTTCAGTTGCATAAATGTACTTAAATGTGTGTTGAATGTTTTTTCATCTCTAGGATTTAATCCCATCTCTTCATCTAAAACTTTTAGTATATCTTCTACAGCTCCCTCAGTAGGCTTATCTAATCCTTGAGTAACTCTTAATTTTTTTGCAGAGATAGATACATCACCAGCAGCTCTAGCTGTAAGGGTTTGCCATAATCTTAATGTTTGATAAAATTCTATTCTTTGATCTACTGTAGATGTACCACTTTTTAAAATATCATTACCTACTTTTCTAAGTTTCATGTAAAGTAGTTTGCTTTCCATCAAACCTCTTACAAGAACTGGTATGTCAAGTTTACCTGGCTCTCCTTTTATAATTTTAAAATATACATCAGATCTGTTTAAATTAGATGCCTGGGTAAGTATTTCTTGTATATCCATCTTACCACCTTTCATAGCATCAAACTCTTTAGCAAATGTTGTTTTGACTATATCTACGAAACTTGTTTCACTTAAAAGACCATCTACATCTTTATCTATTGACTTAAATATTTTATTTAAAGATTTACTATCTGCTTTTTTAATTTCTCCTATTTGGAACTTTTCAAGTAAGTCATTAAAAGATTTTACTTGTTCATCAGAAAACTCACCAAAAACTACTTTACCAGTACCTTGTTCAATAACAAAATCTTTACCCTCTGGATCTGTTAGTTGTTGCTCTTCATATTGTTTTTGTAAATCTTTATTACTTAAATCATTTGGGTTCTTATTTTTAAAAGTATCTTTTTTCTTTGGTTTTGGTATTTTAATTTTTGGAGTAAATAATCCAGCTACTAAAACCTCATTTTCATTTTGTTCTACATATTCATTGTTACCCTCTGCATTTTCTAAATCTATTTGATCTACAGTTTTGTTTTCTGTTTCTACTTTCTCAGATGTATCTATAGGAACTTTCTCTACTACTTGATCTATATCTTTTATCAGATCTTTATCTGGATTAGATGTAGTAACTAATTTATCATTCTTGGGTAACGACATCTTGTTCCTCCTCATCTGCTTTTATTTCACTAGCTACAGCACTAGCAGCTCCAGTACCAGCTACAGTAGTACCTATTTGTTTTACTGTACTCTTTTTCATTTTTTTCATACCAGAGAAAAACTTAGTCAATAAAGGACCAAGAGCCTCACCTACTGGCCCCATAACAATATCTCCTTGTATTGCTTTCCATTTCTCTGCAAACACCTCATCAGCTGTTACACCATCCTCTACATTTTCTGGCATCCTTAAATATTCTAAATATCTTCCAGCCAAGGTATTTGCATCTTGTTCATTAACATCAAATACAGTCATTAAGAAACCAGCAAAGTTTGGATCTCCAGCCACTTGAGCTGTACCTACAGTTGCTCCCTCAGCTGCCAATGCTCTTGTTATAAATGGCATAACACCTCTAGCTTTTATTAAACCATTAAATAGTTTGTAGTAACCAACACCAGGAACTATAAATTGTGCAAGTCCTTCGGTTAGTCCACCAGCTAGAGTTTCTGTTTCTCCAATGTTGTCATAAATATTTCTTTTATAAAACTCTCCAATATCTTTAACAATACCATCACCCTCTGGATCTAATTTTTTCATAGCCTCTGGACCAAGTACAAACTTTTCAGCTCCAGCTGCAATTAAAGTAAGTAATCCCTCTGATAGTTTTGCACCACCTCTTAATACACCTTTACCCATATCCTTAGCATAGAAAGCTGTTGTATCTAATACAGATCTCTTAGAACTTTCTGCAAGTTCATAGATGTGTCCATCTTTAAGAACATAATCACCCTCAAGTGAGTTCTTGTAATTCATAAATCTTTCCTCTGCTTTATTCATAATATTGTTTCAATGATTTAAGTTGATCAATTAAATCTATTATATCCTCTTTCTTTAGTTCTAATACAGTATTAAATTTTTCTCTACCATCTACACCTTCATATTTTTCACCATCTTTCAAATCATTATATTCTGTAAGTTCTACAATTAATCTATCTATACCATCCTTATCTTGAAAAAACTCCTCAGATACATTGGTAAATTCTTTTTTGTAAAACTTTTTAAAGTATTGGGTCCAAAGTCTATTATCTAATTGGAATGTACCATTTTGATCTTTTAGACCAGTAATAATTTTTATCTTTTCTTTTTCTTTGCCTTTTTTAATATCATTCTCTTGTACTAATCCAGCTGCAAATTCTATTATTTGTTGATCACTAACACCTGGATTTTGTTGTTTGTAATTTAAAACTTTAGTCATGGCATCTTGATATACTGCATACAAATCATTCTTTTGGAAACTTGTTGTAATCTCTCCTTCTTGAGGAATACCAATCTTAGCTCTTAATACTTTGTCTGCCTCTGATACTGCTTTAGTTTGTCTTGTTTCAAGTTTTGAATAAAGATCTTTTGCAGTATTAAAATCAATAGCACCATCCTCTATTCTTGCCTCTCTAATTAAATCATGAGTAAGAACTCCTTGATATAGATATACATATAATCTATCTTTTCTTTCCTCATCTACAAATAAACCTTTGTCTTTATCATCTCTAAATCTTTCATATAATGAATTGTATAGTTTAACATCTAAACCCTCTGCCTCTTCAAGAATATCTCTAACTAACTCTGGCTGATTAGTTTCCTCAGCCTTATTATATTTTTGAATTAAAGTTTGTTTTGTTTTTTCTAAATCTACCTCAATAGCTTTCTCATCATTTTCTTTTCTTTCTCTTTGACCATTCGCCCAGGAAACAACATCAGCTTTTAATTTTTCTTGGTCCTCTTCACTCATGCTTTTAAATATTGCTTGTAAATTTTTATTACCACCAAAGTTTCCACTTGATACCTCTCTTTCAAGATCCATAGCTTTCTTAGCTGATGGTTCTATTTCTGGAATAAATTGACCAAAGATATGATCTCTTTTAGCTTTATTGACTGCTGTATCCCAATCGTTGGACCACTTTTTAATATACTCACTACCAACATTACTATCTATAAGTTCAGCCAGGTGTTGAGATTTCATAGCATCTAAATGCTTATCTACATCAAAAGGTTCTACCTCTTGAAAGTCTGCTGTTGGTACATTTCTTTTAAAACCATTTGCAATAATATCTGGTATTTCTTTTATTTTGTTTTGACCATAGACCATGGCAATACCTTTTTTATTATCATTGTAGTCTTTGATTTTTTTATCCAGGTAAGATGTGTACATAGTGTTTGCAGCTGTAGCTAACTTAGCTTTTACTGTTACTGCTGCATCAGCATCTATACCAGCCAAACCATCTGAGTAACCTTTAACTATTGCATTTAATCCTAATTCAAATTCATCAGATGACATATCACTTGAAACTGCAACAATTTTAAAATCTTGCATTTTTTTATCGGCATCAATAGCTATGTTAGTTGAAAGCATACTTATTTGTGCAGCTCTTATAGATCTTCCATAAGAGGTAATCTTATCACCTTTAACTAATTTTTCTCTCTCTTTAGGATTAGCATCTAAGTATTGTTGTATTGATATTGGGTTTTCTGCTGCATACTCTTTACCCTCTTCTATTGCAATTCTTTCACCTTGATCTACTGCAAAGTTTTTAATTATATCTAATCTTCTACTTAAGTTATCAAACCCAGATGATGATACTCTAAAATTTTCAAAACCAATATTAGGTATATTAACACCTCTAACTAAATTACCTTTAAATATTTTTCTTTCTCTTGACATTAGAATGGTCCTTCAGTTGATGTTAGATCTTTAGTTTTTGTTGTTGTATCTTTGTCTGGAACTGGATCAGTTGTTTGTTTTGGAGTACCAGTCTTAATACCTATTTGAGCTATATCAGTTCCTAAACCAAAGAGAGCTCCCATGATACCAAACTTTTTAGCATTTTTCCCAGCTATCTTAAGATTTCTAAATTCAATAATTCCTAGGTTTTGTAATATCTCTTCATTAATTTTTGATATTTGAAAATCCTCTGTTCCTTCTCTTAGTGATAATGATTGAGCAAGTAAAGCTGATCCCTCGTTTGGTAACATACCACCAGCAGCAGCTTTAGCTATAATAGTTGCCAAAGCCTCATTTGTTTGTTTTAGGACCTCAACACCAGCCTCTTTAGCCTCTATCTCTTTTGATTTATATTGTAACTTTGCTACATCAGCTTGACTATCATAGTAAGCCTTTTGAGCCATACCAGCTTGATATGTTGCATAAGCCTTACCTACTGATGATACTACTGCTAAAACTACAAATGGATTTGCCATACTATTGTCCTACACTCACTTTATATTCCACTCCCAATAATGTAAAAAATAATGGAGCAGACTGGGAGAATGTCATCTGTCCATCTCTATCATATCCAAGCATTGGTTTCTTTCTTTTCTTACCAGTAAAAAAATCACCAGCTACAAATAATAAATCATTACCATTTAATGTAAGATTTTGCGAGAGATATAAATTAGCAGTTGCCTCTACTATTCTTTTCTTTTGGGCCACTATATTACCACTAGATAATTTGAGCTCTACTGGTAGTGTTTTGATAGTAGGTGTATAATTTAATCCTATCTCTACATAAGTTGTAGGTACTGCATCTAATGTTATCTGACCAGAGCTTACAGTCTTATCAAGTTGCATTTGATCATCTGCAATAACCTTTACTGTTTTACCTTCAAGATGTGATAACCCAGTTACAGTTGTTGTAGATGGTTTACTACCACCACTATATAATTTTGCACTATCAGTTGTATTGTCATCATTAAAACACTCTACATAATATTTATCAGAACTACTTATAGATCTTTTTATTGTAAAATATATTTGGTCCACATCTACTCCTACATTTACAAACTCACCATCTGTTGTACTTAGACTAGGAGCTATAACATTCTGTCCTCTAAGTATTGAGTATGTAGCCAGGGATCCATCTGTTTCATTCACTATAAGTAATAGATCCCCATCAGTAGTTGATGTTGCTTTTCGGAGGGCCATATCTGATGGGGATTTTAGCAAGTGAGATGATAACAAAGAAATATTGTTTGATATGTAAGATAATTCTACATCACTAAATAAAAACTCTCTCAAAGATTTACCAGCTCTTTGTATAAATAATGTACCACTCTCAGCTCCTACTGGTTTGATACCTTCTTTAGATCCTCTTCTTGTTGCACCATTAACTACAACATTAGTAGGAGTAATAGGATCAAGTGTTGATTGTGGTAAAAAGAACTCACCACCTTTTGTAAAGATCTGTAGATCTCTACCAGAGAACATACCAGTTATTGCATTGGTACTATCTGTAGATATTGTTAGTTCAATACTATCATCATCTAAAGCCTCACCAGGATTGAAATCAAAGAACCTGGCTACTCTTGATGCAAAGATTGTATTAGGTCTTGACTTAACACCACCAAAGTAAAGCCTACCTTCATGGAATGTACAAGTCCTTGGAAAACCTTTTGATGTAGAAAAGCTATCCTCATAACCAGTATCTAAAAAAGTTCCACCAGATGCAATAGCTGATGTATTAAAGAATGGTATTTCTACTACTGCCTCTACAGATGTACCAGAAACAAATCTTGTAATTCTTGCTCTACCCATACCATCATTAGCCTCTACGAATTGATTGACATGACTTGATGTAAAAACAGATCCACCAGCAGTTATTGTAATATTTCCATCTACAGCTGATGGTGTAATAGTTTGATTGATAGTAGTTTCAGCTGGAGTAAAATTAAACTTAGGTATAAATTCAAATGATATATCTGATATTGTCCATGTTGAATGAGAACCACCTCTTACTATTTTTTTAGGAGCCATATCTTCCTGGACCACAATCAATGTATCTGCTGATTGTGTATGATCCATAGTTGCAAGAACTGTAGATCCTATAGTTGTTGTTAGGTAATCATTACCACTTGAGTTTATGTTTGTTACTAATTCTTTATTTTTAAAAATGTACATTCTATTATGTACAAATAAGAGCATATAACTTTGTGTAGTTGAAAATTCAAAAGGTATAAGTTTCATTCCATTTTGTGGATTGGCAGCACTTGGTACCTCAAATATAAATTGTAATCCTGGCCTTCTTTCTATTCCACCTTGAGGCTGTATTAAAACATTACGAGCTTGATCTAATGCGTTGTAGTATTGATTGATGTCTATACGAGATTTTAATAATGGATCTACCTCACCAGTAGTAAAGTTTGTTTGTATTGTTACTGCTCTGCTCATCTAACATCTGTCAATGGGAAATCTACTATTGCATAATTTGGTTTACCTCTACCATCTATATTACATGCCTGGCGAAAATACCCACCCCTTCCATTTTCAGTTAATGAACCCAAAGCTACACCTCTCCAGTATTCTGCCTTTGTTATTTGATCTGTTACTGGTTCAGCTAAATGCCAGGCTAACATGTAAACTAAAAGCTGTACAAAATAATTAGGCATCAAGCCTTCGGATACAACACTTGATATATAATCAATGTAGATCTTTTCTTCATTGGTAGCTATAGCTGGTCCAGAGCTTGTATAAACTAATTCATAGTTTTGGATTGGCAATACTCTTGTTGAGCTTGAGTTATAAACTTGTAGTGCTGTACCACTTACAGCAGTTGAGGGTAAAGGGTATAAATAAGTCCATTCATTTACTGGTGTTGCTGTTGATCTTGCTAGTTGTTCTTTTACAAGAGCAAAGGACCAGGGATATAATGATAAAGTTTTTCCTTTGATTGTTTCATAAATACTATCAGCTACTCTTGCAGCATCATTAGTTGTATCAGAAAATGACGAAATTGTGTCCGATCCTAACAACACCAATGCCTGGTTTACAATAGTTACTTTTGTATCTCCACTTGCCATAGTATTCCTTAAATAAATGAAGAGGCCCATTAAGGGCCTCCTCACATCTATTTATTAGTCTGCGTCTGCGACTGATAGAGCTGTTCCATCAGATACATCCACTACACCACTTGCGTTACTTAGTACAGTAACTAAAGTAGATGTAGGTACAGAACTATCCCAAACATGAATTAAATCACCGACTTTTAATACATCAGAGGCATCATTGAAATACCCTTCTGTATTAATATCAGCAATCGCATCTGTGCCTGGTGCTGTGTAGCTCCACATTTGAGGAGCATTTCCAGCTTTTGCTTGTCCACCTATCGGTTGTAGGTTTGTTTTATCATAAGCCATAATTTATTCTCCTCTCCTATTAGCTTTCATCAGTTGTTATTTTTACGATACCATCTGCATCAATAGCAACAGCTCCAGCAGAGAACATGCTATTTACCAAGAAAGATGTTTTTTCTGGTACATAGTTGATCTCAGTTTTTTGTGCCATATTAACTGCCATACCTACAGCAGATCTATGGAACGCAAAACAAGTTCTGTCGTTAGTTGCTAATGGTAATCCACCTTCATCTCTATCACCTAGAACATAAAATCTGAAACCTAGGAAAGTATTGATCTCTCCAGATACCAGAGCTTTTATACTAGCGAAATCGCCAGAGATTGCTCTCTCATCAGCTAGTAATCCAGATAATGAGTTTGCGTGGATTATGATGTGTCTATCATCAAATGGAACATTTTTAGCATCAAGTGCTTTTTTAGCAGCTATCAGCTTTCCAACATTCAGATTTGAGTTTGCAGCTGAACCAGATGTAACTACATTTTTAGCTACAGTTCCAGTACCAGATGCAGCATTAACAGCATCTATTATAAGTTGGTCCATTCTTCTACCTATCGCTTTAGATACGACTTGGACTAACTCTTGTCTTTCATCAAAGTTTACCTTCGCTTGATGGAAAATGTCGCTATATTCAGCAGCATTGAAATCACTCATTGTAGCTGTAACTTGCGAATAAGTTACATTCAATGGAGTAACATCTGTCTGTGGAATTCTAGCAGTAGCAGATCCCTTACCAAGTTTTGGAAACTTGTATGTCTGCCCTTGTACACCTTGTCTTAGCCTTACACATCCCAAGATTGAACTTTCACCTT